GTCCAGAATGTCACTGAGGGCCTTAGCTAATGTGTATGCGCTATCGGCCCTTGTCTCAACCTGTCCGATCTTGTCGTGTACCGTAATCGGTATAGGAGTTGCACCGAGCATGATGAGCGTTGCGTCAATACTCACCGCACCAGATGAATCAGGGGTGCGACCATTGACAGTCAGAACCGCGTTGTTCAGAACGTCAAGGTCATAGGTCAAGACATTGACATAGGTGGAGTACAACAGGTACACACGAAGTACGTTCTTCGTCCCGACCTTATCGTGAACAACTGCATGAACATAGGCGCCATTGGTTGCATCACCCGGTACGAAGTACCCTTGCACATGAACAGGCGCTTGGTTTGCCACGCGAATCTCAACCAGAATCGCGCCCTCATCAGGCGGAACCAGTTCGTTGAAATCTGTGGGCGAATAGTCTGGCGTTGCCGAACCGTTTGACGGCGTATAGGTTACAGGGAGAACCGTGGGCTTCCAGTATTGGTTCAGAACATCGAGTACATCACCGAGGTCATCAATGCTGTCCTTGATCGCCTGCGTTGTGCCCCACTGGAGACCATTGTTGGTGCGAACCAGCACGTACTCGTCGTTCTCACTCGGCACAATGGGCAGTTCAGGATACGTATGCCGGGAATAACTGATATAGCCGTTCCGGTCGAATCTGTACTGCTCGTAAAGGGAAGCACCAGCGATACTGACGACGCGGGAAACCTCAAGCGCGCCGTTGGTAATCAGTTTGCCGATCTGCGGGTACATACGGTAACTCTCGCCGTTGTACGTGTATTCGTCGTCGGGGAAGCTGACAAGAATCGTCTTGTCGTGTTCACTCACGTCCCGCACCATCTCGTCATACTCTGCGCCAGTCACGCTCAATTCAGGCGTCCCGCCGACGTTGGTGATTTGCACCAGATACGGGGCAGAGTTTCTCATATACTCGTGCAGTTCTTCGGCAGATTGCTCGTCAACTGTGATAAGGGCAGAGATAGCTTCTTGCAGGTAGTTTCTGCTCTGGCTACCGATAACCAGAGGGGGATTCAGGGGTACGCTCGGAGCGTCAACGATAACGCCGCCCTCGGCATCAGGGTATTTGCCGTTCACGCTCTTGACCATTCCCGCTTCGATAGCGTCCACGGTCTCTTTGATACCGTCAACGATTTCGCGGATATTTGCAACTTCCTCGGCGCTGAGATTGACCTTCTCGATGGTCTCGTTCAGTTTCTCACGTACCTTGCACAAAACCTCGTAATACGAAAGGGCATCTTCGTACACCAGAGGGAGAATTTTGTGCGTCCAGAATCTCAACGGCGAAATTTTATCACCAACGAAACCCGAAGAATAAGGTGTACTCATTCAAACATCTCCTTTACCATAAATTGAAGAACAGAGGCGCAAGGTCGTTAATAATCATCATGTCGATATTCAAAAGTGCATTTCTGTACTCTTGAATCATCTTGGCATAAGACGCGCCGCCCTGCTTTCCTCGCACGTGAAGCACGTAGGAATCTGTGCTGTCAATGCTTCCGCTACCTGTAGCTTCTCTGTTCATCGTACTGTTAGATTCGCCTTCACGTTCTTGCGTTCCGTTTTTGGTTCCGCTTGCGTTGTCCGTTGTGTTTTCCGTAACGCTACCGCTTGCATTGTCCGTAGTGTTTTCGGTCGTGTTACTGCTTGCGCTGTCAGTATTGTTCCGTGCGTTCGTCAAGTATTCTCTATTTGAAACATTGCTGAGAGCGCCCTGTGGTGTGTCAGAATACAAGTCCCATTTGTTGTCCGAAGCAGTACCATTTTCCGTTCTATTTATCGTCCTATTGCTGGAATCGGATTCCGTTCTATTGATTGTACGATTGTTGGAATCAGTTTCCTCTGTGGTCGTGCTGTCATTGGCTGTGGTTTTGGTAGTATCTTTGCTGTTCTCCGTCGTAGTCGTATCTGAATGATTTTCGCCCTCCCTCGTGGTGGTCATGTCCACATCATACAGAGGGTTAAATTCAAGCCGTTCACTTGCATATAGCTTGTTATAATACGGCATGATTTCATTCATCTTAGCTTCAAGGCGAAGTTTCCACAAGCCGTAGGTTTCTTCTGAAATTTCTCTTGTGTAGTAATGACGAATGATTTTGCGTTCCAGAACAGGGCGATAGGCTTCATCGTCAATGGGAAAAGGGAAAGAGAAAATGATGGGAGCGGCCTGTTCGATAACGTGTGCAGTATCGGCATAGCCAACACTTTCCTTTAAGCCCGCGAGAGTTTCACAAATGAAGCGCAGTTCGGTCGTGTATTTACTCATTCACGTCCCCTCCTTCGCCGTCAGTGTTCGGCTCACCTTCAACCGTATCGTCAGCGACCGGATCAATGCTCTGATAGTCCTCCCTGTAGTCGCACCAAATGTCCAGATTGAACAGTTCGTTGATTTTCTTGCAGGCTTCGCGCCTTGCTTCAAGGCGTGAATACCGGCTTGCAATTACGCCGCCTTGATTTCGTGTAACTTCGTCAGTGATAAGCCGTTCTTTCTTTTGCACGTTGATATTGCTAATTCCTAAGTAGGTCAGCGCTTCATTCCAGATTTGCGTCTTGAGCGTGTACAGTTTGTCAGCCACAAAGGGCGCTCCGGTGGTGACAACTTTAATCGAATTAGGGCTTAACTGCTTGTCGCCGTAGATAACAGGCGCGTTGCCGTCATATTCCTTGTACATATTCTTTACCGTAAGTCTCTGCGTTTCCTCACATTGCAGAAGAATAGGTGTCTTTTGTGCTCTTGCGTTGATTTCAATAGTCCTGTCAAGGTCTGCCAAACGCTCTGCAAAGATACGAACATCAAGCATAGAGTTTGTGTGGAGCATATTGTTATAGATAAGTACGCTATTCTTTTCATTGAGGGAATTGTGATAGCCATTTACTGCGATTGCTTCGCGCTGTGTGGGAATCCTGTACACGTTCATTTTGCTTCCGATAGTACATTGCAGAGCAATCGGGCCAAGCACTTCGTCAACAAAGAAGATAGCGCGACCTTCTGCAAACAATGTCAGTTCAAGGAAGCGCGGGTCAACTGACGCAGGAAGGTTCTTCCACTCAAACATACTGATTGAAAGTTCCGTCAGTCTATTGTAATACTGCCGGTGTACCATGCTGTTCCTGCCAGCGGATTCCCAAAATTCCCTATCTCGTCTTGCCATGTTTGCCCTCCTTTCTACCATTCTCCGTTCGTAAGGGAATAATTTCCTACGTGTTCTGCGTGTTGCCATGTGGTAAGTCCGTTGTCGAGGATTTGTTCCCATGCTCTACGGGCGTCGTTTGGCATACGCCCATCAACCTTAGCACCTCGCGTTTTGACAAATGACCATTCGGTTCTTGCGAATAGATCGGGTTTTGCGATAATGTGCAGAGCGTACCCATATCTTGTGAAATAGTCGTCAATGATTCTTGCAAATTCGGCACGGATTGTTTTGACGCGGAAGAAGAAATCTTGCTTACGCATAGCAGTCATCGTGCTTGCTCCACCTTTGTGCGCGGCACGGGGGAGAACCTCCGCTTGCTTTCTTTGAGCAAGAATGCCCATCACATTGCTAAAAGCGGAAGATAACTGCGTAGCACCAGAAGCCATTTGGAGCATTCCCGCCGGGTTGCCCAATGCCGCAAGTGGCGCACCGGTCGCCATCTGTCCCAATCCACCTAATGCGCTTGCTCCTGTACCAATCAACTGTGCGCGTTGTACCGTTTCATGCTGTGCCAGCCATGCACGATAGGTGTCAGTGCTGTACGGCAACTGCGGGAAACCAGTTAGCATAAGTTTTTCGTCCCAGTTGTCCAGTTCGCCGCGATAGTGTCGAGGCCAAAGAACAACTTGTGTATCCGGCGCCATGTTGCAGGTTAAGCGTAGTGCCACGTCATTACCTTGGTCAAAGTATTCATACTTGTATTCGCTGTCCGAGCCGTCAGGTGTGCTGACCGTAAAGAAATAGTACGGATATGTGTAGAGCTTCATATTTTTAGGCGTGTAACCATCAATAGCCATGCCCCTTACAGGGCGACCGGGTACGTTGAAAGTGTACCCAATGGGTTCTTCACCGGCGTGTGAAGTGGCAAAGATTCGAGGCATGGTAGAAATGCACACCATAGCGTTAGCGTTTGCACCAAGCCAGCTAATAATCAAATTAGCCGCATCTTTGCCATCAGGCGTACAAGGAATAGGTAAACCATTTACGCCACAATACAGACCGGAAATGTACTTGCCCTCGTATTGGTTGGTAGCGCCGTCATCCGTAAGAGCGAACGCACCCCAAAGAACCATAAAGAGAGGGTCGTACCCATCGGGAGAAAGGCTCTTGATAATGTCACGCTGTGTACCGCTCACGTAGTCGCCAAGTTCAAGCCCCTCGTCAACCAGATTGTTCCCGATTCGGTCAATAGCTGGCGTCTGTCTTTCAATGAAACATTCTTGGGGTCGTGCCTCGAACCACCACGTTTGCAGAACGTCAATATCGTAGCTGATTTCGCTCGTCACGTTATTCACGTATTCAACATTCGTGATGAACGCATAGAAATACTTATTGCCGAAGCCGGTGTTCTGGAAAACCATGTAGTTGCAGTCGTACAGCTCATTGACAGGTTTTTGCAGTCTGATTTTCCCGCGTGATACGCGCTGATATGATACATTATTGAACGCAAATGGTACGCCGTTTACAGTCTTAACCTTGCTCAGAAAGTAGTTCGTCTGGTCGCTCGTAACGCCCCATGCAATAGTATGCTCATAGGAATTATCAAGAGGAATATCCCTACAGATCCATACTTTACTATTAGGTTCAATAATCACGTTCTCACCTTCTTTTAATTTGGTGTCTGGCCCATGCCGCCTTGCGGCGGCATGGGCGGTGTAGGTTGCCAGATGTTTACGCAAGCGTAAGGCTAGCACCCGGTACAAGAATGTCTACAACACTGAATCTACCGGAATACGTGTTGTCGCCCATTCGTGCGCCAATGATGAAGGTGTCAGTGGGGCCAACGCTCACGGGAAGCACGATCGCCCCGTATTTGTGCATAGCGATCCCCTTTTCAACGAGGGACTGGGTCTGCTCAAACACAAGATTGTCGTACTCGGACTTGAACGTAACCACGCGGCGTCCCGCGTCATCCGTGGATACCGTGTCCACGGTAATCTTGATCTCGTCGGGCGCTTCGTATTCGTTCACGAACACGACCGCATTGGAGAACGGGGAGTAGGAGACGGTTTTCCAGACGTTGAGGAAATAGTTCCAGTAGAGGCCGGAGGCAACCTGCGTCTCGGTCATCTGCTGAAGATTGTCGTAGACTTGGAACCACTCGCTGTCAAGAATGACAGCTTTGACGTCCCTCATGCGTTCCAGTTCCTCGGCGGTCACTTCCTCGATCATGTCGGAGTTCGCACGGATTTCGCTGAACCGCTCGTTGTCGAACGTGGTGAAATCGTCCATCAACATCAGCTTGCCCATGAAGTTGGCCTTGTCCATGTTGAACGCGGAGGCCAGCACATTCACGTCAAATTCCGCATTGAATGCGGCATCCATAATGATAAGCTGGGCGTCCTTGTTGGTGTTCGTGGTGACACCGGCGGCGTTGTACTTGGTGGACATGAAGGGAAGCGTGTTGGAGACGGCGCGGAACGCAGTAGCGACGTTGTTGAGATTCGCGGTGTTGACGGTCTGCGGGTACATAGCACCGGCATTCACGCCCTTGATAATCAGGTACTTGAACAGCAGGTACTCGTCGTACTCGGCGGCGGTGGAAAGGGAACCCACCAGCCGAGCGATCAGATCGGTCACGCCGTCGGCGGACAGGAACGCACGTTCAAGGTCACGGTGCTGAATGGTCAGCGGGTACTGTACTCTCCAGTTCATAATGTGCATAGCGGAACGCACATCGGGGACAGAGCGTTTCAGCTCGCGGGCCTCGGCCTTCTCTGCAGAAAATTCTCTGGCTTTGCAAATGTTGACGAAAACCTCTTCCACGGTCTCGCCAAATTCAAGATAGCCCTTCTTGAATTGGGCGTAGGCGTTGTTGAAGGTGGCGCTCTTGACGCGGACAGAGGCGATTCTGTTCACCAGAGCGCTGAGAAACTGGTTCGCCAGCGCGGGGTAGCCCATGACGACCTCACCGACGCGGGGGATCTCGTCTGCTTTGGTGATTTCAGGAACCAGATTCTGGTACTCCTGAGACGCATTTGCGCGGATAGTGTTGAGAATGTCAACCGTACTCGCGTTCAGCGTACTAACGGCAATTTTTCTCGGCATATTATACGCCCTCCTTAAATAAATTTTCAAAGGTCAGTTTACGCGGTTCTTGCTCTCCTCTTTGCTCCTGTTCGGGTACACCTTCAACCTCTGTGTTGTAGAATCGTTCTGTGTATCTCTTTCTCCAGTTTGCGTCGTTGTCCTTGTATTTCTGTTCCCAGTTTATGCCATCGCCGTTTGCCCTCGTTTCGGCGTCGGTAAGCGTATCGGAAATGTCCTCAATAAGGGCAATGGAATCGTCAGCAGTTTCGTCTGTCAGATTCGCCCGCAAGGACGCAAGAAGTTCTTCTTTTGTTCTGACTGCCATGTTAAAATACTCCTTCCTGTAGTTGTCAGAATAGCGGTTTAAGATAGAACCAAATGGGCATTGACTTATACTGTGCAGGCTGAGGGCCGGGAGGGCCGGGCGGGTTTTCCGTGAAGTATTCATACCAGCCCTGCGCGTCTTGCTGTCTGGCTCTAAGGGATTGTGCCGAACCTTCGGCGTTTCCCTTGCCGAAGCACAATAGCAATGCGCCGGTCAGATCGTCTATGCTTCGGTGTTCTGTCTTGAATTCTTCAAAGGTCATCCAGTAGAACCGCGAAATGTAATCCGTGGGCCAGAGACCACTTGCATTGAATGCGTTGTTGTAGTAATTGTATAGGTTATGTGTCCAGCCTCTTTCTACAAGCGAAACCAGAAACAGCGTTTGCGCGTTGCCGTCGCTCGGCTGTCCGGGTCTGTCTGAGAAATTCGGGGCGTATCCTTCAAGCGAAGCGTTGTCTTGATTTATGTACAGGCTCGGGGGAGTAAATCCTGCGAGTCCGTAGCCATGAACCCTTGCTTGTTCTGGCGTCCAGCCTTGAAATTCTGCCACTGTAGGTGTGTGCGCTCCTTCCCACGACCACGGGTTCAAGCCGCTTTCATGCGACCATACACCTAATGCCGCTGATATTGCAAGGAGAGACCAGCCAGCGTTATAAAACACTCGCGCCATTTCGGTTCCATTGTCGCGACATTCGGGGGAAGTGATCGGCAAGAAGCCGGACATATCAGCAGTTTTTGCGTGCCACGTACTCATATTAGTACCCCGTGAAGTGCAATTCCATGCCGGAATACTTGGACAGATCAACGTCAACTTTCAGTACACCTTTTTCCGGCTTTTTCTCGTCGTATTTGGGGTGTCCGTACCCGCAGATTTTCACGTAGTCTCGCTTATACGTGCGGCGCTTGACCTCGTTATCGGCGTTACCCTCAACCGTGTATACATAGGCATCAGATACGCCAACCACGATACCAGTATGGAACGCGGTTTTGCCATGGTCATTGCTGAAAAAAATCTGCGCGCCGGGTTCCGGGTTTTTGTCGAATTGGTGCATACCTTCGTAGTATCTTTTGGAAAACGTGCATCCGGCTCCGAGCGATTTCTCCGGCTGACAAAGGAGACGTCTGGCTTCCTTCTCTCCGAAGCAGATCAGGAACATATAGTCAACGAAAATGTCGCACCAGTCGAAGCCGTTCTTTTTGCCGTTGTAGAAGTTGGGGTAGTTTGCATCAATGTACTCGGCATATTTGTTCTTGTTTCCTGCTTGCTCTTTGTAACCTACTTCTTTCTGCGCTTGCTCGATCAGATAACGCGCCGTGCTACTCACTCAAATTCGCCTCCAATTTGTCGATAAGCTGTTGCATGACGACCGTGTTGTTATTGACAGCTTCGGAGAGTTCCTTGACTTCCTGTTTGTGTTGCTCGGTCATCTGCTTGATATACTTGAAGAACATCAAGCACATAACAATAGGAAATCCAAGCGTTCCCACGATTGCCGTCAGATTGTTCACATCCATTTGGCTTTCCCTCCTTCCCTTGATATTATAGCATAGGTCTTGACAAAAATCAATAGGTATGATATAATTATTTATAGGAAAAGGAGGCGTGACGCATGGGCGCGTACTATGACGGTACTAAGCTATTGTCTATGTTGGACGTAAATGGGAAAAAGCCTGAAATCTATATGTGTACCACGAATCGCACCGGCGGCAAGACTACCTATTTCTCCCGACTGTGCGTCAATAGGTTCATGGACAAGGGAGAAAAGTTCTGCCTTGTCTACAGGTACAACTATGAATTGGACGACGTTGCAGAAAAATTCTTTAAGGACATTTCAACCTTGTTCTTCAAAGGTGCAACAATGACTTCCAAGCGTAGAGCATCTGGCATATTCCACGAATTGTTCATTGACGAAGAACCGTGCGGTTACGCAGTTTCACTGAACAGCGCCGATCAGTTGAAGAAGTACAGTCACTTATTTAGTGACGTTCGGCGTATGATGTTTGACGAATTTCAGAGCGAAACGAATCACTATTGTACGGATGAAATTCGCAAGCTGATTTCTGTGCATACCAGCATAGCCAGAGGACAGGGCAAACAGATCAGATATGTCCCTATCTATATGTGCGCGAATCCTGTTACAATCATCAATCCATATTATGTAGAAATGGGAATAAGCGAACGGCTCAAAGATGATACAAAATTTTTGCGCGGAGATGGATTCGTGCTTGAACAAGGTTTTGTTGATTCCGCGAGTAAAGCGCAGAAAGAAAGTGGATTCAATAGAGCGTTTGCAAGAAATAGTTATGTTGCGTATTCCGCTGAATGCGTTTATTTGAACGACAATCAAGCGTTCATTGAGAAACCGCACGGAGCCGGAAGATACCTTGCAACACTTAGATATAAAGGCGTTGATTATGGTATCAGAGAGTACGCAGAAGCCGGTGTAATTTATTGTGACGACCGGTGTGATTCCAGTTTTCGCCTCAAAATTACAGTCACTACCGACGACCACGGCGTAAACTATGTTATGCTGAAACGCAACGATATGTTTCTATCTTCTATGCGCTATTTCTTCGAGCGCGGTTGCTTCCGGTTCAAGGATATGCGGTGCAAAGAAGCGGTTCTAAAAGCATTATCTTATTAGGTATCTACCAGTGTAAAGCGCACTCAACAAATGGGGAAGCACGGTTTGAATGTACCGCCCATATTGTTTTATCGGTTTCGCTTGCCGGTTTGCGTTTGCATTGGATTTAGATATAGCAATACCCCAGTCATCAGACTGGGGTATTGTGTTTACCGCATTTCGTAGTATGTTCCGACAAGTAATGTACCGCCCGGTATGCGTTTTGGCAACAGCTTTCCGGGTACACGGAGGCCAACATTGAAGTCCTCCAGTTTTCGCAACTGCTTGACAAAATCAAGCTCTGGGCCTTGCAAAACTATTGGCTTTCCGCTGGGGTCTACAGGCGGTTTATTGGGATCATATCCTGACATACTAAGAAGGAATAAGTCCTTGCATCTTTGCGGCATTCCAGCACATTTAATGTTGTAATAGGGTGAATCTATTGGCTGTAAATCCTCTGCGACAACGTGTTCAATGTATGTTTTCTGGCGGATAAACCAGCCCTCGTCCCATGTGCTTTCAAGTTTCCAACAGCAGAAGTCTTTTGGGTGTACTTTAATTCCTTGCACCTGTTCGGGAAGCAGGTCACAATGAATGCTATCAGTGTCAGCGTAAATAAAACCCGGTTTGTCGGGGCCGTGGTAGTTCTTTTGCGCGGCGCGAATGGTGAAGTTTCGTGCATAGCTTGTGATTGCTGAACCGATGGGAATATAACCCGGCTTTTTGTTATTCTCTTGTACTTCGTAGAAACCCAAAGAGCGATCTTCTTTCACATAGGCTACCTTGAAACTGCTTGAAGTATTAGCGGCCATTTTTCCGTACAGATTATTGAGGAATAGCTTTGCTAATTCTCGGAGCGCTCCTTTGCTTTCCAGTTTTAGCTTTTTATATTTGTCAATGTACTCGTCAAAGATACCTATTACGCTTGAAAACCAACAGCCATCAAGTATCTCAAAGTCAACCAGTTCGTAATGCTCAACAAGCAACTGAAAGTCAGTCATAGTAAGTGTCATTTCTACCACGGCTGGCCTAAGATTTCCGTGTATGTCGTAGTAAAAGGGATAGCGCTTGCCGTCTTTCCGATTTAACACATCGGAGGTTTCAAGCATTTCAGTCGGCTTGTACATTAGATTGGATTTCATTTGGACAAATGGTAGCTTGTCTTTTTTGAGATAGAAGCGGGTTCTTATACGCACAAAGTAATAAGATGAGCCGGACAATGCTTCATCTGGAATTATGTTTCCCTTCCAGAAATGCGGCATACCAACTGGGTAACGGTTAAGGCTTTCACTGGACATCATGCTTGGGTACAGACTGTTTACATCAGCCGTGACGCCCTGTTTGAACAGTTTTTTCTCTTTTCCCCTGCACAAGTAGCACCAGCCGCCACGATACGATTTGTGGATATATTCACCGGCACTCGGAGCGCCAAAAGCTGGGTCAATTTCAAGGGCATATAGGTCAGGGAAATAGTCATCGTAGTATTTACGACCAACTGTTTTCTTAAATTCAGCCAGACAACATGAACCTATTGTCAGTCGCTTGTGGTCATTTTGAAACATTATTTCAAGCGCCTCTTTGACCACAAGAACGTCGTTCGCTATGTACTCTTGTTCTTGCTCAGTTATTTCGCATCCGGCGTATCTGAAACCAGTGTATTCCATCTCCAGTTTTCTATGCTTCGTCTTAAAACTGTCCCCGATCCGCTTTACACTGAATGGTAACAGCTTTAGTGAATCACGAATCTCAATGAAGCGGTCATCACATTTGAGAATAATCGTATACCACTGGCCCATGTTTGAGATGGAGTAAGTGAACGTGTTATTTTTCATATCCTTTTGCCGAAGGAAGGAGAAATCCTCGTACACGTTTCCGTGTTCATCTGTGCGCTGTTCGCGTGTGCAGGCTTCGGGCCATCCGAGATTAACCTTTAGATATGACAGCCAGAAACTACCGTCAAATTTCAAGTTGTGGTAGTACACAACTATATTTCCGGGTATTGAACGAAGATAAGCAAATTGTTCAGCGATTGAATGGAAAATGTGAACATCTTCTGTGAACAATTCAACACAAGCGGCGGCCCATACTTCTGTGTTGGTCTGACCGTCGTACACGGTGGTCTCGAAGTCGCACATGAAATACCGATATTTCCGTATTTTCATAAGCCACTTAAATATACACATCATAGAGCGGTTCCTCATCCACACCGGGATCGTAACTATAGTTCATACTTTCCTGTAGGTCTGTTAGATAGAGAGACTCGGAAGCGTCCAGTGGAGCGCCCTTCAAAATCGTCGCAAATTTGGTAATTTCAACCTGCATTCCGTGTACGCCTGTGGTACGATAGTCTCCACCACTTTCATACATAACCTTTTGCATGATAGCGGCAATTTCCTCGCTGTGTTGTTGCAGTCGCTTTGCAACAGCCTCTATGCCGTCTTGCTCAACCGCTGAATCTAACAAACGGACAAGCATATTGACGTCATTTTGTTTGAGGCGTTGCAGGTCACTTGACCATTGGGAAGAAGGTGTCCATGTGGACAGCTCTGACTTAACACCATCGTACTTTGCTCTTGCTTCAAGACTTGCGTCCGATTCCTGCCATGCTTTTGCAAGGTCTGTGACATTTCCTACCACGTTATCCGCTTCATGTGGATAATCGGTCGTTGCAGTGATTGAACCACCGTCGGCTCTGTCACTGTAGAATGTAGCACGCGCACGATTTAACCTTGTTGCCGCCGCCTTTTTTGCGGAAGCCTTGCGCTCTTTCTTGCGCGCCGTTGTGCCTCTTGTTGTCTTGCCTCCAACTTGCTTTGTTGCGTGTCTGTAGACAGTGTCCATAGTAATTCTGGACAACTGGCCCACGGTTTTGCCTGATAACGATTCGACCCATGCGGTGTCAACTGTGTATCCACGCTTTGTCAAGTCTCTGACGCGGCGCTTGTTCTTTTGTAACAGTTTTCGCCGGGTTTTATCTTGTTGCATTTGGTTCGCCACACCATTTGCGCTTTTTGCCAAGGTAAACACCTCCGAACATTGAATAATGAATACCGCCGCAAGGACGAATCCCTGCGGCGGTCTCTGGGGCGATTATGCGAGGGAGCAGGTGATAAAGTCCTTGCCCTTGTAGTTCTTGCTGGGTTTGCGGTAGCACTCGATCACAATGTCGCCGGGTTCAATCTCCCCTTCGCACTCGGTGAGAATGTCCTTAAGGGAGCGGATGAAGGCGGCAGAGCCGGTGACATACTTCGTACCGCTGGGGTCAACGACAACGCACTTGTCGTACTCCGGATTGTCGCTCTTGTCGTTGTGAACGTGGCAGAGAACGTGGTACTCATAGGAGATCAGAACGGGGCCGCTCTGCGTGGCGTCATCCAGACTGACGGCGTTGGAAAAATCCTTGACGCGAATGCGGTCACGAGCGTTCAGCTCCTTGCTGGATTCGGTGATGGTAACTTCGTAGTTCATAGTTTGTACTCCTTTATTGTATTAGTTTTGACTTGGGGACGTTGTGGGTTTACTTCTCGGATTCGTCGGCAGGTTCGCCCTTGCGGGGAGGCAGAATGTCAGCCAGTTCCATAAACTTGGCTTCGCTCATGCCGTACAGGGTTTCGCTTTCCTCGCGGCTCATAATGCGGACAGCCTTGACGGTCTCGGTGTCGAGCAGTTCGCGGGCTACCTTAAGCGCATCTTCGTCGCACTTGTAGGTACGGGGAAGGGTGACGCCCACGATAGAGGTGGTCTGGGTGTCAGTGTTCACGCAAAGAACGCCAGCTTTGGTCGCCTTGAGGGTACGAGTAACCATCGGTTTACGTGCCATGTTTTTTTCCTCCTTTCCTTGAATAGTTTGTACGTTGGTGCAAGGTGGAATTGAACCACCTAAGCGGCCTACCGTTTGCACCATGTTGGGCGGCAAGGTTTTGGCGTTCCCTTGCCGCCAGTGAATGCTCGGAGTTCATAACCCCTCTTGGGATCATAGCTATTTTACCATAAAAGACGCAGTTTGTCAAGGGATTAGGAAAATTATTTTTCAGAAAAACTGTGTTCGTTTAACAGTTTTTGAACGCGCCACTTTAGGCGCTTCATATCTTTGCAGGCTCGTCTACTATGACAAACGTCACAAATTGAATCACCGTAACAGGGACATTCGCCTTTTTCAATAACATTGATTAGATAATTCAAGTCTGATTCAGTGTATAAGCCAGAGCGCAGAGTAAGCATTGTTCTTGTTCACCTCCTTGTGTGTGCTCGTTTGCGTCATCTTGTCAACATATTAGCTACCACCAGCATACAGTATTCCGCACACCCGGTAGCAATAAAGACAAGTAACGCAAGCCAAAACAAGTCTGACTTTTTGGGCTTCACCTAATCACCTCCTATTTCGGAAATCTTTTACCGTCAATCAAAACGATCTGTGACTTCTTCATCTTCACAGGTAGCCATACATTTTCAAGATGTTTTGACAAGAACGCCGGATTCGTTTTGAATTTGCGGCATAATTCTCTTTGTGTCCGCAAAGAGCCATCTTCGGTACTCTGATAGTACAGCATTACACACTCCTTTTGTAGTATTTGTACCAGACGCGGGCAAGCGTTTGCAAGAATCGCCTTGCAAACGCTTGCTCTGTAATCAGTTTTCAGCCGCGTGATATTTACGGTAAAGTTTCAGATTATACTCGTAAAGTTCTTTTTCTTCTTGTTCGGTAATCCAGTAAGCGCCCAGCCACGTGCCAATATCTTTCACATTTTCGCTAAAAGCATAGTCGGGCACGTAATACTTATAACGCAGTTCAATAGAATATTTGAAGTAATCGAACAACGGGGTTTCCTTTGCACATTTAATCATTTCTAATCTTCTCCTTCGTCAATAATGCCATTTTTGCGATGATAGAGTGTCCATTTGATTTCAGTACACCCACACGCTCGCCAGAAACGAATATATCCGCACATTGCTTTTCGCGCAGACAGTTCAGTTTTATACCAACCCTGTCTCCACCCTCTTTCGGTGTCGGTAATGTTACCATGAATAAGCACACCGTACTTATTCCGCGCGCTAATTGCCCACGTATAATCTTTCATTGTTTGCACTCCTTTGTGTTTGTTTGAACGTACCAGACGCAGGCAAGCGTTTGCTTGGTAGGATTGCAAACGCTTGCTCTGTTTTGGGTATTATTTATGGGAATACCAAAGTCCTGCGTTATTTTGTTGAAGTTCGCGCCGCTCTACGTCGGTAATGAAACCAATAGTATGCAGACTATTAATGACGCCAGTGATACCAACGGCGGCACAATCAGCAGAAAGAATACCATAATATTTTGACATATCGGCTTTTATAGCATCAACCGTTTTCTTTCTTGCCTCACATTTTACGCATTGTGCGTAAGTTCCACAATTTTTAGCGACATAAGGACAATCAGAAATTTGCATTGTTTTGCTCTCCTTTTGCTTATTGTTTTAGTGTTGAACGTACCAGACGCGGCGATTGAAAGTGTAACTTTCAATCGCTTTGTGTTTGGTTTTGAAATTTACCAACATTCCAGTATCAGCAATTACACGATTCCCAAAACAGGTTGAAACCGTATTCAGCCGTGTCCTCGTACTTTACTTCGGGAGCCGGGCGGGACTCTTCCTCAATAATGCGGTCGATCCTTTCTTGCTCATTTTTATGCTTGACCCACATCGGTTCGCTATACCCGTTGTGTTCATCGGTTACCATATATTCCCGGCCCCGGTACTTATAGAACAGGTGAACGGCGTAGCCATTTTTATCGCGGCATTTGCCAATATATTCAGCTTTCATTGGGATTCCCTCCTTGTATTTTGCGTTAGTGTTTGAACGTACCAGACGCGGAAGCGGTTGCAAGTGTAGCTTGCAATCGCTTTGCGTTTGGACTTCGTGATTTACTATGCGAGTAATTCGCCTGTTTTGAAGTTTACCCACATTCCGGTATCAGCTGACATTTTTGCAACTTGATAGTAACTTTTAGCGTATTCCCGCATGAACCAGCCTATGTGCTTCCTTGTTGTCGCCGTTCCATTAAAGAAGCAATACACAAGATCGCCTTTAATGGTGCAAACGTGCGTTGCATAAGAGTACAAGTCAATCGAACCGTCAACCGCGAATTTTACGCCCGCTTGTGCGGATTCGTGGTCAGCCAGCGGAGCATCAACGCACATTTCAATATCATTGCAGAATACACCAATTTGTTCGTGTGCAATATACTTATACATTGTTTTTACTCTCCTTTGTATTTATTGTTTGAACGTACCAGACGCGGAGCAAGCACGTGCAAGATTTACTTGCACGTGCTTGCCTTGTAATTATTCAGACTTTTCGCTGGAGCGCGGCGGCAAAACCCTTGCCAGATGAATGAAATCAGCTTCCGGCATTCCGTACAAGATTTCCTTGACGGAATGGGCGACGACGGCGACGACCTTAAAGGTATCGGTGCTGTACTGCTTCTGAAAATATTTCAGCGCCGCGTCATCAGTGTCAAATTCCATGCCAACCAGAAAATCCTTGTTCACGATTTCGGCGGAAACAGTGTCAACACACATACAGGTGTAAGTGTTTTCGTTGACCGTGCGCGTAACCATTCTCATTCTTGCCATTGTTTTTGTACTCCTTTATAATTATAAATTATTTCGGTACTGTTTGAACGTACCAGACGCGGACGGTTTATTGAACGATACCGACAAACGCTTGACGCCTCTTGTAAATTATTTCGGGCGATTTTGTTGCGGGTTTGCGGCATAGCCCGCTTGCATACCGTGTACAAATTAAGCCGTAACACGCGCGGCGCTTGCATACTCCTTTTATCGTCACGCCTGTTGACGCAAGCCAAAACCGGACTATGATACGTAGTGTGTACGTACCAGACGCGCTTCCCTTGTCCAGCCCGTCGCCGTTGGACGGGCTGGAAATTCCGCGTTTCGTATCAATTTTCAGATACTCATCAGTGGTACTTTGTCCAAACTACAAAAGCAATTCACTTTCCAGAATCTACAGAGGCACAATCACGGCGCATTCATTGAGACCGGCATAACTGGTCTGGTGTGCGCTATGCGCGTATGCAGAATCTGGTACTTGTTCAGTTGTCAAGATACACGGGCTGTCAGCCGAGCCGCCCCACTCAAGGGACGCGGTAGCCATACGCCGTCTCTGGCCCATTGGTGTTCGCGTGGACGGTGAACCGGATTTACGCCCCGGTGGCGTCTCCTTTCGTTTGTTTCTGATTGGATTATAGCATGAATATCAGGCAGTTTCAACAACAAATCGGAAAACTTTTGGTTAAAATTTGGATTTTATAATAACATTTTGGTAACAATTACAGGTTTTACTGTAATTTGTTGTAATATTTTTGCAGTTTTTGGTTACAAAAGAGTTACAAATTACAAAACAGTTACAATTTGTGCAAGTTGCACAAAAGTAAGCTAATTTTATGCACAAATAGCATTCATTTTTGTGCAAAATT